TCTGCTCCCACGTCTCATAGCCTGTCTCCGTAGGTCTATTGTAGGTACGTCTTGTTATTACTTGTGCTCTTACTGATGGTTTAGTCAATTAATTAAGCCCTCCAATATAGGTGGTTCATAGTTAAGTCCCTTTTGAACTTTTCCATTAGCATCTTTAATTAGTGGTAGCTTACTCATGTTAGACTTATGCACTAACTCAAATGCTTTATCAAAGTCCATACCAAATGATACTGCCATACCTTTAATCACATACACAACGTCACACATTTCTTTAAGTAAGTCTTGCATCATAACATTGCGTTCTTCTGTATTAGTAGTAGTTTCAATATCAAGAGCTGCACTTGCCAGTTCTTGTATCTCTTCAAAGATGAGCCGTAACCTAAAGTTCATTAACTCTTTGCTGTAAGGTTGATCAATGGCTAACTCCATCTTCTTATGAAACTCTCTAACTTTTTTCATTATAATAATACTCCTTCATCATCTCAATACATTTTATTGCTTTGTTTAAATCTTCAACACCATTCTTATCACGGTGTCGTACTACATATTTAACTACCGAACCTACGTCCATGCCTAGTTGGTTCTCGATAATAAATGTCCAAGGATCAATCTTATATTTAGCATAGTAACTAGGACGTATGTTAGTACTACCACCTTTCCATTGATCATTCAACTTGTCTTCTCCAAGTTTCTTACAATAAGCCATGTGATCATCATCTTCTTGTCCACAATCTTCACAATACATTAGTTTCTTGACGGCTCCCATAAAGTTATCTCCCCATTTTTAAAATTATAATCATCAGCTCTTAATATTCTAGCTACTCTTGCTTGTACTAAAGCATCCTCTTCAGTTAAACCAGCTCTATGAAATGCTGCAAGTACACTATCCCAAATAGGAATTTCAAGTATCTCTACTGCTTTCTTAGGGCCAACACCAGGACATCCTTTATAATTGTCTGTGTTGTCTCCAACTAATGTCTGATACAAGTGCATATAATCTGCAAGAGTTTCTGTTACAGTTTCAGTCACCTCAGTATCCATGTTAAAGTATTCACATGGGATCGTTAACATATCTTTATCAATACTAACAATAACATTTCTAGAAAACGTACCATCAGTAGCCAAGATACCTAAAGCATCATCAGCTTCACAATCAGGTAAAGTAAAAGTACTATACATTTCTTTAAGATGTTCTACTAGAAAATAGTAACCCAAAGGTTTCCTTGTAGCTTTTCTGTTTCCTTTGTAATCCTCTAAAATTTTATGCCGAAAATATTTTGACCCTTTTGGAGAAAAACAAATCATAAATCTAGATATTTCTAGTTTCTCTTGCCAATATTTTAAAGTATTTGAAACTTGAGCTTGAAGTTCTTTAAGGTTAGTAGCAGTAGTTAATATACCATCTTCCCACTCTACCTCATTCTGGACAGCCCAACAAGTTCTGTATGTAAGTATGTCTCCGTCTATTAATAGCCGTGAAGTCTTCATCTAAATCCTCCATGTCAGCGTGTCTTTGGTAGTGACAATTTTCACATACATAGACACATTTTAATATTTCTTTAAATAATTTTATTTTATCTTGTATTCCTACAGCTGGCATAATCGTTAGCTCTTTGTCTTCTGGAATTATATGATGAAAATTTAAAGATCGAGTTGTATTCATCAAGCCACAATCTTGACAAGTAAAATCAAATAACCAAGCAAAAAATCCAGCTCTAACTTTATGAAAATACCTACCGTAAGCTTTACGATCAGTTTTCTGCTTATAAGGATTAGTTTTATGTAACATATTATTCATTTGTTTCATAAATACTACCAAGTCTTCTAAAGTTTTAATGTGTTTCAGCCCACGTTTTTCCAATATGGCTAGTTGCGGAAAGTGGGCAGTCAAATTCAAAGTACTGTCCTGCTCTGGAAATAGATTCAGCTGAATGTTTTGCAATTTCTTCTGCATATTCTTCTTTAACCTCTATTTGAAACTCATCGTGAATGTTAGCTACAAACTCATAATCACCTTCCTTGTAGTGCTTTTTCAGACGTTCATCTAGTAAGATTAAAGCCTTCTTCATAAGAATAGCACCTGCACTTTGTAACAATGTATTTAAAGCAGAGTGTTCTGAACGTATGTGTAGTTTCCTACCGTCAAGACCAATGAGATGCCCTCGTCTCCTGAACACTTGCTTAACCTTTTCGGTAAGCTCCATGAGACCGCTGACTCCAGATAACAAGGCAGTTCTTCCCTGTTTGCCTCTCTTTGCACCACCTCCAAGAATCTTACCAAGCTTCTGATCTCCTGCCCCGTAAATGAAAGCGTAGAAAAAAGTCTTTGCAGTATCTCTTGATGATAGTCCAAGTGCATCTCTATTGAGGGAGTGAACGTCACTTCCCTTGTCCTTAGTGCCATCGACTGCTGCTTTGGCATATATACCTCCATCATATTTTTTAAGGTATCCTGCTAGTGCTCGTAACTCTAAACCATCAGCATCACAACCGACCAATACACGATCTTTACCAGCTCTAAAAAGACTACGACACTCAATACCATATGGGCTGTAGGATGCAGGAACTTGAGCAACATTAGGAGAGCTATGAGTACAACGACCAGTGACTGCCCCATTTGTATTAACTGATCCGTATATCCTACCATCACGTTCAAGTTTAAGCCAAGCATGATTTCCCTCCGCTAATTGTGAAACACGTTTAGAAATCAGGAAATGTTCTTTCAGTTCCTGACAATTAGGTAATTGTAATTTCCTTAAAACTGATTCATCTATTTTAGGTTTACCACTAGCTGTAAACTCTGTAGGTTTCCATCCTTGCTTCATCAAGCATCTAGAAATATGATCTCTGGAATTAGGATTAAATTCTACACGTTTAATTTTATTATAAATAGCTCCTTTGCTTGTACCTCTTTTTTTATTGCTTACTTTAGGAGTAAACTCCCCTTCTGAAATAAACCAACTACCATAGCTGTTCCTAAGTTGAGACCCTAACTCTTCTTGTCTTTTAAGTAGTTTAACATATAGTTCTTTAGCTTTATTAACATTAAAAGCATACCCATGCTCTACCTGTCTTTGAATAATCTCAGCAAATTTATGTTCTATGTCTATAGCTTCTAAAGAATATTCCATAATATCAAAATGATATTTAAGATGAGCTGATACACTAACATCCTGTACACAATAATCTGCCATGGCAGGAGTAAACTTATGCCACACATCATCATCTTGTGTCCCTAAACTTTTCTTAAGTACACCTATTCTTTGACCCCAAGCTTTAAGACTATGTGATCCATACAATTTTGTATCAATACATTTTTCTTTAACATCTATCTCATACAAATTAGTATGACACAACCTAGAGAATACAAGAGTATCAAAAATCTCTGTGTTCTTACGAGGTGTCCACCCTAAGATTTTCTTTAATACTGGTAGATCATAACCTATAATATTATGTCCAGTAATAGACTTAGCAGAACTCATAATTTCTAAGGCATCATCTAAACAATCATAAGGTTCCTGGTTAGAGAATACTTGTCCTGCTTGAGCTTCAACTACTGACATACCGATACAATGTATCTTACTTACATCCGGTAATAAACCATCTGTCTCTATATCAATAATTAAATCTAAGCTCATCTAAAATCTCCTATAGTATTACTCATCCATTCTTCTAATTTAGAAAGCCTCTTGTCCATCTGATCCAGTCGATTCCATTGAGCTTGTTCCACATTCTTTAAGTCTTCCTGTATTTGTGTCGTAGTACAACCTTCCTGCAAGTCCCGTAGATGAGCCTTTATATCTTGCCTTAAGTACTCTAATAGAGGTCTCACCGTCCGACTGTTGGTTTCGTTCAAGTCCAATGACGAAATCACTGAGTTGAGCAATACTTCCTGACCCTCTAAGATCGCTGAGAGTGACTTGTTTTCCATCTTCATGTCCCTTTCCTTGTTGAGGTCTTTTTAAATGTGACACAACAAACATACCTATGTTAAGCTCTTCTACCAAAGAACGGAGTTGTGTCATAATATTATCTATTAATCTTCTTTCATCTCCACCTTCAATTCCGCTGACCATAATACTGAGATGATCAAGAACAATCCAAGACACATTGCAGGAGTGAACGAGATAACGCACACGACTAGCCAAAACATCA